GCAGCTTGGCGTGATCTTGCGCCTGACGATACAGCCCCATGGGGTTGAGCTTGCCGAGGCTGTCGCGCACTTTGCCATCGAACTGTTCGCGCAAGCGGTGTTCAATCGTTGCTGCAGCGTCTGCTACTTGGGTGCGGAACTTAACGGCGTACCCCGGCTCGGCGGGTGATGTACCCGCTTTGAATGAGGAGATGAGCTTTCGCAGGCCGTTCTCTGGAGCGGTCTCCAGTGGGCCCATGGAATCAATCAGGGCTTCCGTGCCCGGGGCCATGGCGAACTGCTTGCCGGTGGCGGTCGATGTCTCTTGGAGTTCGGTAGTTGTGAGCTCGGTCAAGACCCCACCGATTCGCAGAATCTCACTCAGCGCGGTATCCGCTTTGGCAGTCAACCCCAGCACATTACGCACGGCTTCAACAAACTTGGTCCACAGCGTGGTGTTCTTGTACGGCACCGTTTCCATGTAGGCTTGCATGTCGCGGTTGGTCATGGTCCATGCCAGAACTTCATCGACGTCACGCATGTAATTGGAGCGCAGTTGTTTTTCTACCGCATTGAGAGTTTCCCCTCGGGCGTGCTTGGCATCAACATGTGTGAAGACCGCCTTGGCCACGTCGTAGAGCTCACTGACTGTTTTACCGAGCCGAGTGTTAGCGGCGGAGCGCCTATTGCCAACCGAAAGGGCTCCCATTGTGGCCGTATGAATCAACTCATGCAGGAGAATCTCTGGGGTGGTCCCGGATTGGTCGCCGTTTGATGGGTGATTCAGCGTGATCCGAACGGTGGATGGCATCCCGTTTGGCCCGGGCTGCAGCCCCGAAACGCCTCGGGCTCCGCTGGCAAGCTGCTGCCCCGCAGGGGTAATTTTTACGGGCCCCATGATAACGCCCACAGCTTGGAGTTCCCGCAAAGTGGCAGCAACTCGCTTGGCAATCATTTTCTGATCGGCGTCGGGAAGATTAGCTGCTGCCCAATTTGCGGCTTCCAGAATTGTCTTGCCCCCGATCGCTTGAACCATCGCTTCTTCGTCGGGCGGAAACGCCAGTTCCATTTGGCGCGTATCTGCCCCCGGGGTGGGGATCACGTCTTCTTTTCGGGCGTCTTCCGCCTGCTTGGCTTCCGCGTACTCAAGCTCCTCCCGCTTGCTCATGGGGAATAGCATGGCCTGCGGACCACGCAAGATTTCTTTCTGCCCTTCTTCCATGCCGACTTCAGAAGCACCGACGGGCTCGTACATCTTCGATGGAATTTCTGTGGGCGCAGCTTTTTCGGCTTTGGGGGCAGGAGCCGGCGCAGCAGGTTTGGCGGGGCGTTTCTCCAAGGCTTCCATCTGGCGACGGACTGCTTCGGCTTCAGTTTGGCGGGCGGCTTCTTCGGCAGGAGTCTCTGCTACTGCTGCAGGGGGTGTGGCGCGTTCTCTCCGGTCAACAACATCCCATTGGCGACGCAGCCGGTCAATTTGGGTTTGGAAATCTTCCCATTGCTGGGCCTTCTTGGTATTGACGCGCGGCATCCGGCCGGCACTGTCCAGCAATTCAAGTTGTTGGTCAGCCAGCGTTCTGATTTGTGTTTGCAAATCGCGGGAGGTTACTGCAGCAGGCTCTGCTCCTTGAGGCGCAACTCCCGGCATAGCAGGCCGTCCAGTAGGTACCAATCCGAGTCCGTCAGGTGTGACAGGTGCTTCGGCGGTGGGGGGAACTCCGGCTCCGGGTTGAACGCGTTCGGCAGGGGTAGGCTCACTAGGAACTCCCATGCTTGGCTCACCTGCTCCGGGCTCAATTCGCTGCTCAACTGCAGGCGTCTCGGTAATGGTCGGTTCGACACGGGGTGCCTCCTTAAATGGAGCTGGCTGTGGGGCCAGCAGTTCGCGCAGTATCTTGGCCTGTTGGGACGGGCCTTCAATCAGGGCTGGGGTGCGCTTGACCAGTGCCTGTACTTCGGGAAGCGTTTTGCCAACGATGTTCTTCTCAAACCATGGTTGCATACCTTTGCGCATAGGCACGTTCACATCCAACACGTCCTGCATGGTAAGTGGTGCAGCCTGCTCAGGCATGGGGAACCCGCGCTGGGGCTCACGGCCTTCACGCACAGAACGCAGCGGCAATTTGTACTGCAGAGGCGCTTTCTCTTTGGCCCCTCGCAGGATAGGCTCCGTTATGGGCGCCCCGGGCATTGGCGTGGTCGGAGCAATGACTCCTTCAGGGAACATCTCTCCTTGCGTACGGGCCTTCACTTCGTCAGGCATGGTCATCAACTCGGGGGCACCCGCCAGTCCGGGGAACTTCTTCCGAGCCTTGGCATCTTCCGCAGCTGCCATAGCTTGCGATTCGCGCTGGGCCCGGATGCTTTCGATGTCGCCCTGTGTGTACAGGGCCATTTGCGTGCCCAGCTCGGCAACCCGGGCTTTGATTTCCGGTGTTGGCTCCATCTGCTTGAGCCGTTCACGCTCTTGCACCATGTCCGCATACTCACGCTGGAAGTCAAGGTCAAGCCCTGTCTGTTCTGGGGATTGCGTTAGGCGTTGCGTGATCGCATCCATACGGGCCTGCGTCTCTGGAGTCGGCGCTTCAAGGCGCAGCTGCTCCCGCTCAGTTATCAATTCCGGCACAGTGGCAGCAGGAGGCTCAGGTACCCGGGTTACGGGCTCACCAAACATGTCCAGCTCAGGCTGTCTGGGCATAGGCGCTTCGCCGGGCTCGAATAAGGCACCTTGGGTACCGGGTTCCGCAGGTAGCGCAGGTTTTTCTTCAGTGGGCGTAGTCTTTGCCCCACGAGCACGACGGCCGAGGGCCATATCCATCAAGCCTTGAACGATGGCACCCGTAGCTCCGCCGTATGCAGCTTGCTCCCCCAGTCCTTCGATCAGGGCCTGTTCAGGTTTGTAGATGCCTTTGGCAATCAGGTTTTGGGCAAAGCCCGATGCAGCTTCCTGTGCCGCTTCTTCACCGCCCGCAATCAGGGCACGCTTGACTATCTCAACGCCAGCTGCAGTCGATGCAGTGGGGATACGGGACAAAATACGCAGCGGAGCAAACGCTTCCAACGCGCCGGGGATCATGCCCAGCGCCGTGGCGGTGCCCCGTTGTTCTCCAGTAGCCCCAGCTTCTTCCGCGCGGGTTCGTGATTCCCCAGCGCCGGCACCAACACCCAGACCAACGGCCGCAGCACGGCCAGCCAAGCCAAATGGTCCTGCCAACAGGAACGGAGCCGTGGAGCCAATGGCTTCCCCGAGTTTGCGGGGGATGGTTTCTTCGTATCCGGGAGCGGCAGCAAATGGTTCTTTGGCGGCAGTGGCCACCGACTTGATTTTTTCCCGAGCGGACTTCTCCATATCCTCGGGCAGCAGCGCCGATGCGCCAGTAGCGGCACTTTCCAACAACCCCACCGCTCCGGGCACTATCCCTTTGAACAGCTCTTTGGCCCCACCCATCATGGTGGTTTCTGGCAGCGCTTGCCCGGCCTCGGGATTTTGTCCCAGTACAGCCTGCGCTACCTCCGCATCACTTGCCCCCGGAGGGCCCTCTATCTGGTAACTTTTTCCGTTAGGGGCTGTGATGCGGTAGATTGGCATAATGTGCTATGGCGTTATGACTTGGGCTTTACCCCAGCCAGTGGTACTGGTTCCGCCGGGGCGAGCTGCGCCGGGGGCTGCCGCCATTGTACCTAGTCCTGCCATTTTTTCAATTTCTGCGTTTACTCGGGTAAGTTGGGCGTTGATAGCCGCGCGTTGATCTTTGTTGAACTCAGTCTTGAGCTGGGTAGCCAGTGACCCCTGCAGCGCTTTGAGTTCTGCAAGCTGCTGCTTATCGCCGCCCCCAGCGCCGCGCTCTTTGGCCGCAGCCAGCGTAGTACGCGCCTGCAACTGGGCCACATCCATTCGGCCTTGTTGTTCCACTTGGGTTTTGTAAATCCCAGCTGAGAGCTCCGCATCTTTGCCGGTGATGTCCATGATGCCTTTGATACCGACTTCCCGGGCTTTGTCCATGCGGGCTTCGGCCTTATCCTCAAAGGCTTGGGCTGTTTTCCAGTCCTCACGAGATTCCGCACGACGAGCTTGCTCAATTTCTCCGAAGGCTTTCTGGCGTTCCTTGGCGGCTTTCTTCATGTCCTTTATGGCACCAGAATATTCGGTCAATGCAGTTCCGGCCGCGTCTCCGATGTTTTTGAACGCATTTGGCGATGTGCCCGCCATCATGCCCACTCCCAGTCGGAAAATAGCAACGCCTGTTGCTTCGTCTTTCTCTTTGCCAGCACCGGATTCTTCTTTTTTCAGCGACTCCTCATACTTGGAGTAGGCTTCACCCGCGGGCTTACCCTCTTCGCGACGGGCGCGGGCGGCTTCCACGAGCGTCGCCATATCTGTCTGGTATTTGCCAAGATCACTGCGCATGCCCTTGGTATCCAAGAACTGCCCGGCAGTTTCTTTTGCGCCTTGCACGGATGGGCCAACAGGACCGCGAAGCGCAGCGGCTTCACGAGTGCCGCCAAGACCAGCTTCCAGTTTTGGTTTCGGTTTTGGTGCAGGGAGATTTTCCAGTTGTTGAGGTGTCCTGATTTCTGTAGGTCGGCTGGTAGGCGCAGCTTTGGGTGCCGTCACCTTGTCTTTCCCCCATTCATACCCCGGGGCCTGTACCAGAGTCTTGACAATATCCCGAGGGTCTGGCACGTACTGGTCGATAAACCGCCCAACATTACCCATCTGGTCGCCGTAAGAGCTTGTACTGCCCCCTGCGGCTTCAATACGAGCCAAGCGTTCGGCACGTTCGGCTGCTTCGCGTTCACGAGTCTCCCGATTCATACGATCGTATGGGGTCTCGTACGGACGAACTAAACCTTGATCCTGATACCGTTCAACACCCCCACCGTCCGCAAATGCCACGATCCCGCCGTCAGCGAAGTTCATATCGCCTGCAGGAAGTGCTGCAATACCCGCTTCGTCCGGTGACTGGGGTGCAGCCATAGGTTGGGATTGCCCACCGCCCGTAAATTCGCCATGCTCTGATTGCTTTCTAGCTTCCAGCAGCTGGGACAGTCGGGCTAATTGGGCGGGGTTTAGAGTTCCCATGTCACCCATGCGCGCGAGTTCTTGATCGACCACTTTGGGCTGAGCTTGGGCAGGGCCCGCTTGTGCGGAGGCACGCATATCTTTGCGGCGCTTGGATTCCGACATGGCCAAGGCGATGATATAGGGGTCTCCCTTGTGCATCATGGCGTACTGCTGCAGGGACTGGTCTGGCATCTTGGCCAGACGGGAGGTTATCTGTTCAATGTTAATCATGCCCGGTCTCCCATCATGTCGGCGATCGCCAAATCCATCAATCCGCCGTCAGCATACCCGCGAACCGCCCCGCCTTTTGCCATGAGCTTGCTTGCACCGAGTGCTGCAGTGCCGAGTCCGGCCATTTGCGAAATCGGGCTTGGGGGCGCCGCATACAGGGACTGGGTTGTGCCCATGGGTGTTCCACGGATCATGTTGGACATAAACTCCAACTGCTGGTACGGGTATTTTTCCTGAGCCGCATATTCTTGCTGTTGCGAAGCAATTCGAGCTTGGTCCAACTGCTGCTGCTGGGTACCGTAAGCCTGTTGCAGCTTGTTGACATCCATACCTTGCGTAAACTGCTGCTGACCCAAAGCGCCGAGTTGACCAGCTCCAGTAAGGGCCGTCTGCAAACCCTGCAAGCCAAGACCAGCGCCATATTGACGGGACTGCTCCTCAAGCTGCTGTGCTGACTGGCCGTACTGGGCCCCGGTCTGAGCGCCCGTCATGGCTTGTTGCGCGGCAAACTGATTTGCAGCCTCTTGTGCCTGCTGTGCCGACATGCCGTATTGGGCTTGAAGCTGCGCTGCAGTCAGGCCTTGACCTGCGCCAAACTGACGTGATTGCTCCGCCAGTTGTTGAGCTTGCATTCCAGTCGTTGCGCCAAGCTGTTGCACGCCAAGTTGTGCGGCCAAGTTTTGTTGACCCGTAGTCAGGCCAGCTTGTTGGTTGGCCATTTGAGCTTGCATGCGTGCTTGCTGTTCGGCATTAAATTGCTGTTGGGCTTGTTGGTATGCAGCCTGTGTGCCGGTGGCTTGGATGTCGCCCTTCTGGGTTGCCAAGTTCCGCGCAGCTTCTGCATCCATGATGGCCTGACGGCTGCCGCCAAACGCACCTTGACTAACGGCCTGTGCGCCGCGTTGTGTGCCCGCAATATCGGCAGTCCGCTGAGCTTCACGCTGCTGCTTCTCCACCACACTTTGCATGTACGGGGACATGTAGGCTTCGGCAGCGCCGGGCTGTGCAAAAGACTGTGTGCCAACTTGCTGAGCTGGCCCCATGCCGTATTGTTGCAACTGGGGTGCGCGTTCGCCTGCCGCTTGAAACTGGCCGGGCGCTTGAAAGGGGTTCTGGAACTGCGAGGGATTGTATGCGCCGGGGGCTTGGAACTGATTCCCAAACTGCCCAGCGTCATACCCGGTGCCAAGCGCACGCTCAGAAGCCAAGGCGGCAGTAGCGGCACCCAGCCCAGTAGCAGCGGAGGGCTGCATTAGGCCCGCGCCCTCATAAGCCTTGGTCTGCAAGCCCGTGGGCCCCGCGACGGTCTGACCGGACAGCCCTTGCTTCCCCGCCCAAGTCCCGTAACTTTGGTAGGGCTGATCTTGGGTTAGTGTCTTGGTACGGGACAGGGCGTCTTCAGCGTACGGCTTTACCCAATCAGGGATGTCCGTAATTTGAGTTTGCGTCGCGCTACCGCCGCCTCCGCCTCCGCCGCCGTAAATGATACGACCGGCTTCTTTACGGGTTGCGCTGTCGCCCAAGGGCTCGCCAAAGGCTTCAAGTTGTCGGCGTGAGTAGCTCATGTTGGCTCCGTGCTCAAAAGTTTTGTGTACAGCTTATCCGTCAGTTTGTACCCAAGGTACTCGAATAGCTTTGAATTGTCCAAGTGAATCTTGGTGTGCATGATGATACGATTTACGCCGTCATCTCTCAAGGCCTGTTCAGCAAACTGAAACAAGCGAATCCCAGTGCGGCCCAGCCGCTGATCTTTGCGCAGAAAGTAAATGTCTTCAAACGCAGTCTTACATGTGCTGTAGTGCAGATGCGGCTGAACAATGAACAATGCGTACCCAATCAATTCCCCGTCGGACCTCGCCACAATGCACTTGAGCATTTCCGCCACGCAAAGTCGCCCGTATGCCGCATAGTCTGGCATCAACGGAAAGTCTTTGGTCACGCACAACTCATCGTAATGCACCGGCAAAAGACTTTGCAACTCATCAATAAAAGTTGCGGGATCAGCGACGGAGTAGTCGATCATACTGGCAGAAGTCTTTCAGCTTTGGTATTGGTGGCCACACGGCCTTTGCCGGTGGTCTTGGCGCGGGCTTTTTGCACACGGTCCATCATGGCGTACAGCTTGCGGGCGCCAGCCTCGGTCGAGCCATTACCAATCTCCGACACAATGCGGGCGGGAACCACGAACTCGCCATCAGCCAAACGCGCAGGGCGCTTGTCACCGATAGAGGCTGGGATGCTGTCTGAAACCCCATCACCCGGCCCACGCAGCAAACGACCGCCATCGGAGTAATCCCCCAGATGGCTCTGACCGCCTTTGGCAAAGTTTTCAGCGCCAGTATATGGATTGACGGACGTGTCGCTTACGCCGCCTTGCGCATACGCCGGGCGCATTTGTGATTGATTTTGCTGCGACATTGCCTCAATTGGGTTGATGTCCATGAGGCCACCACCCGCTGCCATCTCAGTGGTAGTCTTCGGCCTCTTGATAAAGGGGCTTGTACGGTTTGTGGGGTCGTACTCGTAGTCGTAATCCAGCATGGACCCTGAGTAGGGCTTTTTAACCGGCTCAGGTGTTTGCATCAGCATGGGAGCCGCAGCCATCATGCCGTACTTCATCAAACCGCTGGTCCCGCCAACACCTTGGGCTTCGACACCTTTGGATGCAGCATTGCCCATGAACGCTGAACGCCCTTCTGGAGTCGTCAGCGCTTCAATACCTCTGGCCGATTGCGAGAGCTTATCCATTCCCGTGGGCGGCGTAAGTGTCTGTACCGGCGCAGCAATTGTGGGTTGCAGGGGCGCAGCTGGGGGAGCAACCGGCGCAGCAACCGTAGGAGTAACCGGCGCAGCAGGAATGGCAGAAGGAGAAAATGTGGATGGCTGAATACCCTGCGCGGCCATGTCCGCTTGAAACCCAGCGCCCAGTTGTCCAGCGGTCTGGGCCCCCAAAGAAGCCCCAGTTGCGCCTATAGTTGGCGCCACACCTTGAGCGGCCAGTGACGCCTCAAGCCCTGTACCAAGCTGCGCCGCCGTTTGCGGACCCATAGCACCCAAACCAGCAGCCCCCGCCTCTGCTGCACCAGCAGCGCCTGCGCCCATCAAACCCGCACCCAAACCAGCGCCGCCGAAAGCGCCCAAGCCCGCCATCAGACCTTTCTTCAAGCTGCCAGTAGCGGCAGTGTAGCCCGCGCCAGTAATCAAAGCTGCAGACAAGCCGCCAGTGAAGGGGGCCAGACCGAAGCCGATAAGCATCGGCAAAATGCTCGACAAGAAGCCCGCTTCGGGTAAACCCGTATCAGGGTTTGTGGTCAGTGATCCACCGTGGGCCTTGGCCAACGCGTGTAGCCCAGCAACTTCTTGCGGGGCCATATGAATCAACTGAGTATCCGGACCTCTGCCACGGGAGGCAAGGTGTTGTGCAGCAAGTTGTAGGCTCATGTGTGCCTCGCGGGAAGGGGGTTAATCGAGTCTATCACGCCGGGAGCGCGGACACAAATGTGGCCGTCAGAATGAGAGAGGGGGAAACTGGAGTTACTGGAGCAGTACCAGCAGGGAATGTGGCGACGACTGTGTTTCCGCTTAAGGAGGAGAAGTAAATCTCAATGTAATCGTTGACGTTCATGTTAACGATGAGGTTCCACCCATCAATACCGCTTCCGGGGTCGCTGCCGTGTTTGCCGTTAACTTGCACAACACCCGCGCTGTATGGAATGTCCACCCCGTTCTGCTTAAACCACATGGACACGTTATCTTCAGTGGTGGTGAAATTCAAGAGCTGGGCGGTGAACTGGAAGTTGTACACCCCGGCGACCGTGGCTTTTACCCTTGAGGTGTTAACTCCATCAAGCTCCACACCAAAACTGGCAGCAGTGGTCGTTAATATCATGGCTTGCGCCGTAGTGGCGTTGGGCACCCCAAGAGATTCAGTAACGGCAACCCCAGCGGTATGGGCTACGTTGGTTGTTCCGTATACGCCTCGGGTGATTCCTGTGAAGGTGGTGGATGTCTTGCCGGTGTACTTGATCAACTCGTCTTCGATCAGCAAGCCCCCGGACGCAGTAAAGCCTGTGGTGGATGTAACCTCTATCGGGGTTGTTGAGTTATTGGTCATGTCCGCCGTCAAAAACGAAGCCCCGTCTTGAAAGAACGAACCGTAAGGAACCTGCAAGACTGACGTTGTGGCATTGGTCTCAAGCTGCGCCAAGATGGCGTCAAGCCGGTTGAAATATAAACGCAGCACATCGCTGTGCTGGTCATGAAACCTTGCCTCGTACTGGACCGGAGCCGTAGGCAAGCGCGGCGCAACAACCCGGTTCAGCTCAAATTCAGAAGTAACAATTAAAGTCATAAGTCACCTACGTCCATCAGGACGGATGTCGAGCGAAGGAACGCCCAGCTGCCACTGCACACCCAAGCCGTCCGAGCTGATACGGAACGCCATCTGGCGGCCACGGACACGGACGTAGACGATCTCAGTGAACTGCTGCACCGTGTAGTTACGCTGGCCTTGGTAGTTCTGCGTGCTGGTTACAACCGGGGTTGCCGAGGTGTTGTACGCTGCGCCGGGGTTCTGCCGGGGCTTGAGCGTCATGGTGACAGCCGGGTTGTTTACATACGACCCATCAAAGGTTACGTCGGGAATCATGCGCCAGACAAAACCGTAGTTATGGCCATCACCAATATTGGAGTCAGCAGACTGAATGAATGAACTGATCGGGCTTGGCGGGTTTGTGGTGCCGTCGTCTACGCCGTTTTCATGGTAAATGACTTGGTTACCATACCCAGTTGCCGTCGGGTATTGGCGCAAGGGTGTATCAAGCCAAGATGTTCTTGCCATATTGCCGTAAGACCAGATGCGTTCCAAGTGGTTATAAATTACGTAACGATCAATGGTTGTCGAATTGGCCGAGCAGTAGAACCACCAGATTTCGTTGAAGCCTTCATTGGTTCCAGCGAAGAACTGATACTGTTGCTCAAGGTTAATGTTGCCGAAAATGTATTGGCGCAGCGGGCAGGCCAGAGTTTCCACACGACCGGAGTACATGTAGAACTTATCGAGCCCCATCCAGTATGTAATGTTGGCGGCAGTTGCCTGTACGTTTGGACCAGCAATAGAGATGTTTTCCCCCAGAATCTGGAAGCCCCAAATAAATGGTGGGCCAAGGTACTGCATGGAATACAACGCTGCGTCCGTCCACACCAAGATTTCCTGCCGTGCCTGCAGGTGCGCAACAATAGACGACCCGGTACTGAGCTGGTAACTGCCCGCTTGGTTTGTGATGGCTGGAGCCCACAGCGCGTAGTTTTCTTGGTCCGACCAACGCACCAACAGCGGGTTTTGTATAGCGGAGCCGTAGTCATTGCAGCCGAAAGCGATCACAAACCGCGAAGCGTCAGAAATGGCGATCGCAGCCGCAACTGTCGGGCAGCTTGTATCTGTTGTGTATGGCGCGGGGCTGGTGGGGGATAGTAAAACCGCACGGTCATATGTAGAGGGGCTGGCGTTTACTTTCCAAAGATAAATGGCACCGTTGCGGGGATTGATAATCAAATCCTGCCCGTAGTTATCCTGACTCCACAAGCGCAGTTGCTGGCCAACACCCACGCCCGCAGGAGCTGGAACACCCCAACCCGTGCTTGTATACCCGGGGTTTACGCCGCCCCAGCCGCCAGAACCCCAGCCGACGCCAATTGTGTAAACGTCACCGCCAACAGAAATCTGATAGGTAAACGTGGCCGCGCCAGTCGTGCCAGACGATGTAGCAGGAGCCCCTACAACAATGCTGTACTTTAAAGCGTCAATGTACGTGATGCGAAATTCAAGGTTTAGTGACGCTGCAGGGATGCCGTTTACAGCACCCGCCACGCCAGAGATGGTTACAAAATCCCCCGTTTGTCCTGCATACCCTGCGTCATTAACGATAACCGTTGTAGAGCCATTGACTGTGGTGAAGGCGTTGGCTGCAATAATATTAACGTCACGGATTGGGGTGATGTCGTAAAAGCTACCGCCTGCGGTCTGCTGGATGTAGTACTTCAGGTTTGTTCCAACGCCCAGCAAGTTGGCTCCGCTCAACGTGATCCAGTTCCACAGAGAGCGGGCAGTTCCCCAGAATGAACCTGTGGGTGGCTGCAACACGGAGGTGGCTGTTCCGCGATCGGCAACCCAACCGCCCAGCTTCTCGGGATAGCCCGAGCGAAATCGCACCTTGTCCATCTCAAACCAAGTGCCTTCGTTGGCCAGCGTTGTGGATTCTCGATTGACGCCCGGACGGAGTAGGAGTTTTTGTAATGGCACGGTTTACCTCACGCGGTCATGGATGAGGCTGTCGATTGCACTTCCGCCACACGGCGCTGCCAGCCACGACCAAATGTACTCCAATGTGGCAAATCCATCAAGAAGGAAAGACGACGTTTGGCGTAATCCTCAACCAGCTCGGACGGGTCCATGGCGGTTACTGCGGCCAGCGTCTTGGGGCCAATGCCGCCATCAGGCTCAACACCCACACAGGATTGCAACCACTTGGCTGCTCGTCCGGGGCCACTGTTTACAGCAGCATCAAACACCGTGTAGTCCACGCCAGTTGGCAGGTCATCGCCTTTAATCTTGTCCCAATACTTGGCCCGGTACAGCGGGGCTACGGTGGCAGGAGTCAGTGCCCGCATCTGCTTTTCGTCCACAGGATGGCCAACCCACTCTTCCCAGACCTTTTTGGTGACGCCCAGATTTGTCATGCCCCCCGGATCGGCAGGATGATCTACGAAGCCCCCTTCGTGCGCCAGCAGTTTTTGCAAGGCTTCGGCAAAGTTCTGTTTCATTTCATGGCTTTCATCATGGCGTCGGTCTTGTCTTTGCTGGACTTGCTGGAGCCAAAGAAGAAGTTAAAAAAGCCCGTTAGGACTGTCCCTATCAACACCCCAAGGATGGTGTCTGCCATGCGGATACCGCTTTCGGCAACAGTGCCAAAGGTTACAAAGGCAAAGTAGGTCATGGCGAAGATGGACCACGCGCTGGTGAACACGTACAGAAAGGTCTTGGCAAACCAGTCTTCTTGCTGCAATGCAACAATCTGCATGGCGCGGGCACCGTCACGGTCTTTAACTTCAAGCTCAAACTGGCGCAGGTCTATTTCCGCAAGTTTTGCAGCCGCTTCAGGGTCTGCTTGGATGGCTTGCGTGACCGCCTCAACAGTATCTTCAACCCCAAGTTTCTCAGCAATAGCACGAACAGCCATGCCGCCAAGGGGGCCAGCAACAATAGTCGCAAGACCGGGTGCCACATTTTTAAGCAATCCAGCAAGTAGCTCATTCATCTTTATCTCCTTATGTACAGCATGTAAATCACGATGCCGTAGATCATCAATCCTGTCAGAACGAGCGCAGCAATGCTGATCGCAATCCATTCCACCAGCTCTTCCATCTTTTTCTTGCGCTTAGCCACGGCACGACTTGCGGCTTCTTTATCTTCGCGCCTGCGACGGGCAGCTTGCGCTTGGAATTTTACCCAGTCCTCCCACAACCCCGGACGGCCTGCATAAATCATGCGCTCACGCAACTCCACCTCTTGGGCGTTGAGCTGCTCCAAGGCCATGAACTCTTCCATGTCAGACCGAGCTGCGCCGCCAGCGGCTTTCGTGGTGGCCTTTTCCTGAATCTTGGCTTTGTTGTCAAAGTAATCAAAGACGCGCCCACCTATCGCCGACAACTCTTTTCCGTTGTTGAGAGCGGCTTTGATTACTTGAAACGCTGCATTTGCAGCAGCCAGTTCGGCCAACATATTTCAATACTTGCCTTCAGCAAACACGTTTACAAACACAGTGCCGTCTTCCAGCGCTTCGATCTCGTGCCATTCGTTTGCCACAAGGTTGACAGGCTGCGTGTCTTTGGTCATCAGCAAGCTGCGGCGTTCGTTACGCACAACACAGCTTCCAGCATGGCACATGGTCAGGTGCGAAAACGTATGGTCGTGCTTGGGCAAACCCTCGCCCTTGTTGGCGTGGTACACAGCTAACGAAGTTCCGTTTTGCGTCACCATGAAGCGAGGGGCGATGGCGTTCATAGCGTTTGCGCCCCATCTACTGTTGGTTGTACTTGATCTTGCGGTGCAACGTACTCCGCAATCGGGCCGTAATTGCCAGCAACAATGTCAGCAAAGATTGCACGGCCATGCGGCTCAACATCAAATTTGTCGGCGGTAAATGGCAGGATTTCTTCACCAAACTGTGAAGTTGTGATTTCGCAGTCAATGCGTGTTTGTTCTGCGTTTGACCAGCGTGGGTTTGACAGCGATGTTAGGGTTGCTTGCATGGTGTTGTCCTTTTAAGAAATGCGTAAAAAAACTGTGCCAGTAGCGTTAGCTTGTCCAGAGTTATATCCCATACATCTCCAAGTTCCCGCTTGTGCTGCTCCGCTTGTACCAAAAATAATAATGCCAGCACAAGGTGTAGTAGTACCTCCGCCGGGAGTTATGGAGCTTCCTGCGGTCGTTGCACCAAAAGCAAGAATAACGGCATTTCTATACCCCCACATATAACTTCCAACAGAGCCAGCCGAAGCCCCTGCTGTTGCGGTAAGAACTTGCGCCGTTGTAGGAGCGCCAGCCGCCGTAGTTTGAACTGTTGCATCGTTAAACGTAATTGACGTTCCGCTTACTGTTACTGCCATGATGGCTCCTTATGCGGCACTAAAGCCGGTTGTTTGATCCATTGTAAATTTTGTCACGCCGCCGTACTTAAACAACAGTTGACCGCCTGATTCTTCAACTGTCCAGTTTGCCGCAATCAAATTAACTGCGTTTGTTGCGTTGACTGCGTTTGTTGCGTTCGTGGCGTTCGTGGCGTTCGTGGCGTTCGTGGCGTTCGTGACCGCCGTCGATCCAATCTGCCCAACTATGTCCGCCGCACTGGCAACAGTAACCGCCGAAGTACCCGCACCTTTAAGCAGTGCGCCAGACGTGAAGCTCGAAGCTCCAGTACCGCCGTCAGCCACAGCCAAGTCGGTGATGCCTGTAATGGAGCCGCCAGTGATCGACACGCTGCTGGACGCTTGCGTGGCCATTGTTCCCAAGCCGAGGTTGGTTCTGGCAGTCGTGGAATTTGCTAGGTCGGACAGGTTGTTAGCCCGGAACAAATAGGTGGTGTCCGCGCCCGTGGCTGAAACGCCAAGGTTGGTCCGAGCATCGGCTGCGGTGGATGCGCCCGTGCCGCCATCGGCAATCGCCAAGTCAGTGATGCCAGAAATCGAGCCCCCGGTAATAGATACCGAATTGGCGTTTTGCGTGGCAATTGTCCCGAGACCAAGGTTTGTCCGTGCAGTTGTCGAGCTGGCCAGATCGGATAAGTTGTTGGCTCGAAACGCATATGTGGTGTCTGCGCCTGTGGCCGTTACGCCAAGGTTTGTGCGAGCGTTAGCCGCCGTGGAAGCTCCAGTGCCGCCATCGGCAAGGGCCAAGTCTGTTGCCAGCGTCAGGCTGGACAGGTGGTTGTTCTGGAATGCGAAGTTGGTGCCATCCGACCACACGGTGACGGTCTTGCCCGCAGGGATGATCGCCCCCGCCCCAGCTGCAGTGGTGTTACCCATTACGGTGGAGTTGTACAACGTGGCTGCGTAGGCGCTGGCGTTGTAGATGACGTAAGTCTTTTCTTGGGGAGGCGCATACACATTGAAGACGGCCCCCGTTGTTGTGGTCAAGGCCAGCGCTTGGTTTCGCGCTTGATCAGGCGCCCCATCCAAAGCAGTTAGAGCTTGGTCTGAGCTAGTAATGGACACGGAGATGTACCCAGTGATCGCAGCTTCAACCAAAGTGCCAAGGTTTGTGTTTGTCGTATTGCCCCACACACCAGCCTGATCGCCGGTGGTAATGAGTTCAATTCGCAAGGAGGGGGAGAAAGTGCTCATGGTGCGATACCTTTTGTCAATTGTGCCACGATAGCCTCAAGTTTGGCAATCCGTGCGTCTTGCTCCACGACCCGCTTGGCCAACTCCACAGCCGACACAAGTGCTGCACCGCCGTAGTTCACAGACAGTTGCCCGGTTGCATCGGTTAACACTGAATGTGGAAGAACAGGCTGCAATGATTGAGCAGATACACCGTCTTGTGTTACTTCAATGTCGGTACGATCAAACGTACCATGTTTAACTTCAGCCAATCGCTCAATAAAATCCATGGGCAGGTTGCGCCAATTTGTTTTTAGGCGGTCATCTGAGGTGGCAGTAAACGATACCGCCGAGTAGCTATTTGCGGAATTTAAACCGTTGGCTGTAGTGGCTGTAGTGGCTGTAGTGGCTGTAGTGGCTGTAGTGGCGCTGGTCGCGCTCGTGGCGGTAGCGGAATTACCAGTGCACGAGGTTGAAGACCCCGCAATGTTCATCGTCTGGCCGCTGATGAATGTGGCTACCGCAGCCGCAGTACCTGACCGAAGATAACTGTCCCCCGCCTTCACCATGACAGCGGTTACGCCGGAGGCTTGCGAGTTGTCAGTCGAGTTGAAGTAATTGTTGAAAATGTATCCGCTGGCGTCAGCAACGACAACCCGGTTTCCGACCCCCGCGCTTGCAGACGGTGTAAATCCACCAACCGTAGCAGAGTTACCGCCGTTGGCAGCAGCCGTCACAGTGATGGCTGCGGAACCGTCGAACGATACGCCGTTGATTGCCCGAGCAGTCTGTAGCGTAGTGGCGGTTGCAGCATTGCCTGTTGTGGTTGTTGCTGTTGTTGCATTCCCAGACAAGGCGGCAGTGATCGTGCCTGCGCTGAAGTTGCCAGAAGCGTCTCGCGCCACAATGGCCGAAGCCGTATTGGCTGAGGTTGCGTTGGATGTAACCGTGAATGTGGCTGCACCAGCTTGGTTTGCCGTAAATGTCGTTGCCCCAGACAGCCCTGTACCTGACACGTTCAGTGTCAATGTGCCATTACCAATCGCTGGCGGAGTTATCCAAGACGGCGCTGTTGTGCCGTTTGACTGCAGATACTGCCCAGATGTGCCCGCCGCAGAGAACCCTGTTGCGCCTACACCCGACTGGAACGGAACAGCCCCAGCCACACCTGCAGCCAAGTTTGTAGCCGTACCCGCCGAAGTGGCTGAAGTAGCGGTGGTTGCATTGCCAGACAGCGCTGCTGTGATCGTGCCTGCCGTAAAGTTACCCGAGGCGTCCCGAGCGACGATGGCTGAAGCAGTGTTTGCACTGGTGGCGTTGGATGTGACAGTAAAACTTGAGCTGCCCGACTGGTTGGCTGTAAATGATGCCGAACCCGACAGGCCTGTGCCGGACACTGCCATGGACAGTGTGCCGTTGTTGACGTTGGCTGCTGTTGTGGCCGTACTGGCGTTGCCGTTGAGTGCTGCTGTGATTGTGCCAGCAGTAAAGTTACCCGAAGCATCTCGCGCAACGATGGCCGAGGCTGTGTTGGCTGAAGTTGCCGTAGTGGCTGCGTTGGGGATGCTGGTCGAGGCCGTCATGGCCCCCGTGCCGTTGCCGTACACATAGCCAGTCAGGGTTGTTGCGCCCGTACCGCCATTACTAACAGCCAAGGTGCCGCTGACGTGTGTGGTCAGGCCAATCTTGCCCCATGCAGGAGCTGTCCCGACGCCGCCCGAGATCAAGGCATTGCCAGAAACTACATCCGCCAGCTTTGCCAAAGAAGTCGTGGTATCCGCATAAACAAGATCGCCAACGGCGTAAGAAGACTGGCCAGTGCCACCGTACACAGCAGCAATGACGCTGCCGTTCCAAGTACCAGCAGTGAGAGTGCCAACTCCAGTAACACCAGTGTACGAACCGTTAAGCCGCCCAGAAGGCAGCGTGCCCGAAGTGATGTTGGCTGCATTGGTGGTGTCTGTGGTTGCGGAGGCTGCCAAACCTGAGACGTCGGCTGCGGAAATGGTTCCCCATGCAGGGGCCGCAGACGCTGCGCCCGTACCGGTCTGAGTCAAAAAGGTTTTGGTTGTCGAAATACTACCTGCCAGCTTGGCCAGTGTGTTGGTTGCCGAGGAATACAGGGTATCGCCCAGCGTGTAGGTTGTGAGGTTAGTGCCACCGTTTGCAGTAGACAAAGCCCCGGACACCGCGCCGGATTGGTTTAAAGCAACAGCGTTCCACTCGACCTGTGTTCCGCCTGCATTCATTATCAACGACTTGTAGCCGGCCCCGGGGGCCAGTTTGCCCCACGTATTGGTGCCCGTGCCGTACAGCAGGTTGCCGGTGGAGACGGTGTTTGTCCCAGTGCCGCCGTTGGTTGCGGCCACAGTTCCCGTCAAGGAAATGTTCTGCCCAGTAACGTCAATTGGAGCCACGCCCACATAAGTAACTGCACCGCTGAACTGGGTGTACGTCAGATCGGTGTACCCAATAATCATTGTATTGGGTTCGGTCGTCAGAATATTAGAGTTGCCCGCGTTCAGATCACCGTCTTGGGTGTAGTAATAGTCGCCCGTACCCACGCCGTTTGGATCAGCTGGGCTTACTCTATTGGAGTCCGTTGCCCGTGTCAGCTCCCAGTTTGTAGCGCCGCTGCCGACCGTGGTCACGGTGTAAACGCCGTTCTCTTCCGGGTTGGTCTGTGAACGCACCATGACCCGGTTGGTCAGTGCCAAGGCCACGTTGTCAATTGTTAGCGCAATCTGTGTGCCCGAGTTTGTCAGCTTCGAGCCGACGCCGGAGTTGGCCCGAGTGTTGTATGCCAAGCCTGTAGCGTTGGTTAAACCCGTAAGTTCCGAGTTGCCAAACGTAATCGACACCGTAATCTGGTTTAACGCAGGCGTTGAGTAAACGAAATAGGCGGTGTTGGTAGACAGGCCATTCCCAGCAGTGCTGTACAGCCAGATTTGGTCATTAAGACTCAGCCCGTGGTTCACGGATGTGGTCAGTGTTTTGGTGCTAGTAATGTCTGTGATGTTAAACGTCGTGCCGCCTTGCGTGTAGCTGGCTGTCAAGTTAGCGTCGGTCTCCACCAGAACCGGGTCATGGATGTGAATACCAGCAGCGACTTGGTTGTCCACGTACTGTTTGGTAGCGGCCTGCAGGGAAAGCGTTGGGTTGGCCGAAAGCAGAACTGTAGAGGCAAAGTCTGCTGCGCCAGTCACGCTGGTTGTGCCCGCCACAGTCAAATCAGACGCCATCTCTACGCTTTGGTCCGCACCTTTGATGCGAATAGCTTCGTTGGTAAGCTCTACGCCACCAGCAAAAAGGATTACGTCCTTGTTGGCCGTCTGGTTTCCGACCAGAAAGTCATCGCCATCGTGGTAAACGTAGCCTGAGCCGGGTGGAAAAATTGGAAAATCAACGGACGTGTAGTTGGAGCTGGCAATGCCCATGTCCGTGAAATTTGTGCCGCCATCAGTTGTTAGGTCGTTGTATGCAACGATGTCTGTAGAGGCATCTGCGCCGTCGCTTTGGTTCCAAGCATAAAGCTGGGCAAAACTATTGGTGTCAGCGTAAAACTCACCAAGCGCAGCGGACAACGACGTATAAGAGGTTACTCCTGTTCCGATAATCGTAATCGGGCCGCCGTCGATCAGTACGTTGCCTGCAGCTTCTTCGTAAATGGCTCTCTCGGCGGGGTACGTGACAAACACGTCCTTGGTGCCCGCAGAGAAATCAACCAGAGCCCCTGCGTTGCTTGACTCGTAAACCGTGTCCCGCGCCAAGTACCAAGTACCCGTAACCTGAGTTACAGTCCCCTTGCCTACCTCCCATTCGGACCCCGACTGCAATGCAATGGTGTAGTACGTGGTGTTGCCGTCGCCAATAGCAGCGAAGTCTTGGTACCCTGTTGCCGCAGCGCCAAGCGTCACCGGTCCTGTTCCGACGATGCCGGAAGAAACCTTAACTCTGTCTTTTAAAACGATGGCCATGTGTGCCTCTTAGTTCTGTGTTTGCACTGTGTGCCAAGTAGTAGGCTGGCTGTCATCAATGACGCCCCAAGATGTTGACTGACTGGCGTTTATGCCCGCCCAATTTGCGTTCTGTGCATCGTCAATAACTTCCCAAAGGAGCCGGGCAAAAAACTGGTCTACTGCAATCGCACCGTCCGTTATGGTAGCGTAAAACACTGCCGTTGTGAATAGCAACTCAAGGGCCGCCACCGTCTCGTCCACACGCGCATTAAACACGGACGGCTCAACTAAGGCCGACATGTCGCCAGTTGCCAGCTCAGAGATAAATGTGGCGAAATCCATGCGGGCGGCGACGATTTCGGAGCCAGCGGCGGATTCTGAGATTCCCGCCGGGAACGTGGTGGATGCAACAACAGTCTCTGATGCGGTGGCCTGCTCAGAAATATTTGGAGTAAACACAGCAAGGGTGCTTACAGAATCTACTCCTGTCGCGCTGTCCGAAGTTGCAGTTTGGAATGTGGCAGCGGCTGCTACGTTGTCCGTACCGGTCAACAACTCCAAGATCAGTGCGCTAAAGTCAACCTGCGCCGCAGCTGTATCCGTTCCAGAGCCGCCGTCCACCGCGCTGACAGCAAAGTCAACAAGCACAGCGGTAGCGTCAGAAGCTGTAGCGCCTTCAAACGAAAGCGCAGTAAAGATGGAAGCAGCGACTTGGGCAACGTCGGAAATTACTGCGGTGTCTGCAAATGCAACTGGGAATACTGTCTGAGCAAGAAACGCATCAAATGCTACAGACAACTCCGCAATCGAAACATCGTAAGAAACTCCGCCTTCGCCCGTTGCCCCCAGTGGGGCCGCCGCAAGTGGTGCGAACCCAAGCACTGGGTGCCCCTATCAAGCCGCGTCGAGGCTGAAGGTGTATGTGACGTTCAAGGTATCGCCGGACACAACCACTCGGTCGCCGGGAGACTGGAAGTCTGCCTCAGAGAACAAAATGCCGGAAGTGCCGCTGGCCACGGTACACAAGAAAGCGCCTGCAACAGTACCGCCTGCGCCCGAAATCGAGAACGAAGAAGGGGCTGCGCTGTTGGAAATCACCGAAGGATCAGCGCTGGTGGCTGTACCAAACGTGATGGCTTTGCGTGAACCAGCGTAATTGGTGAACTCAGTCCAGCCGCCGTGGATGGCCAATGTGTCGGTTGCGGCGTATGTGGTGCCGGAGCCGGGTCCAGTCACCAACCCAAGAAAAAACGCCGCCGTGTAGGTGGAGCCCTTGAAGTATTGGGTGTTCATGTCCTGCAGACCTTCGTTGACCACGAGGTTGTGCATGCTGTCTTCCCACTTCAGGTTGCCATCTTTGTCGAGGCACTGAACGTGGTACACGCCGCCGCCTTGAGCGGCTGTGGAAAGGCCAGTCTTTGCAACCAAACCTGCTGCTGCGGCATCGCCGGAATGTGCTTTGTCTTGGAACATGGAAAACTCCTTATGCGAATCGAATGAGCGCTGATGTGGCCGTGTTTGCGGGCATCTGCACAGTGAATGAAGTGGTGGCGGTCTTGTCTGCCCCGAAGTCCAAAACAGCAATGGCTTTGTTGCCCTTGCTTGCATTGTAAATGAGCGCCCCACGGGCAGTAAAGCCAGCTGGATTCCAGACTGAATCGGCAAAATCAACGTACGCTGTTGTGCCTGAAGTCAACACCGTCACGCCCGTCAATATATTGCCGCCAGCCACGTACCCAGTCCCTGAGGTTTCGCCTGTGGTGCTGTACACCGTGGTGGCTGCGCCCAGCTCTGCTGTGGCCAAGAACAACGCCATCTTGAGCGTGTCCGTCTCAAGGTCGTGAACGCCCAGCAAAACCTCTTGTTTGAAGCTCGTGGTGAGGGTTTGCTCAAAGGCCATATCAAGTCACCTTCTGCTTGTACTGGCCGTCGCGGTAGGCATCGCCCCGCTCCATGCCATCACCCAGACGTTTGGCCAAGCCCAGAGCTTCACCGTACTTGGTGTTGTACAGCTGAACCATGTCGGCCTCGCCCTTCATGAACGTGACGGCCTCAACCAGTGAGCCGTACAGCAGCACAGAGTCAAAGTTATCGCCCAGCCATGTCTGGCCAGACGCCGCCACACTGATTGACTCCGGGTAGTAGTAAAAATGCAGTTCTACCGAGTACGCTGCCGCAGGGGTTGGCCCCAAGATGAACGACAGCTCGTTTGTAATGACTGGCGACGGGTCATTTGTGGTAGTCGGACCAAACAAGGCGTAGTACTTAGGGAGCCCCGTGCTTGTCGGCGTTGGGTATGCCTGCCGGATGAAGTTCACATCCTTGTTAAGCAGATACTCGTATGCGCCAGTAGCATCAATTACTGCCAAAGAATACACGGCCAAGAAGTCCGAAGGCGCGGAAAGGTATTTGTTGTTTGCAGTGGTCAGGCCAACAACATTCTTGCGAATCGAAGGAAACTGCACCGTGTTGAAGATACGCTGCTCCGCCTGCCTGACAAACACCGGAATGTTGGAGACAAAATCTTGGTCGAAGTTCTGCGTGTAATCGCAGATCGCAGCAGTCAACTGGGTGTAGTTCATGTTCGTATCAGGCCATTGGACCGCGAGCCATTACGCCTTTGGTGGCACAGCCGGTACCACGGATTTTAATGCCTGAAGTCTTAACGTCATCGGCAGCAGGATCGCCCATGCTTACGCGAGGGGTGGCTGTGTACCGAGTCATTTTGTTGGCAGCCAGCGTATTGGGGTCTTGCATGACCTTGGCGCCAGTACCAGCTTTGCCGTCCATTGTGTGGGGCTTGGCGTAGACGCTGGCTTGGCCAACTTCTTTGCCCATCATTTTTTGACTGAATTTAGCCATATTAACCTCGCTTTTGTGCTGCGACTTTGGCCAAGTTACGGCCCATGGTCTTCATATCAGCATTGGACTTGCCGCCGCCGCTTTTGCCGGGTTTACCCCCCGCTTGGATTGCAACGGTTGGGCCGCTGTCGCCCAGATTTTTACCTTTGGTCTTGCCTTTGGAGGCAATGCCGTCTGCAGATCGTGTAAATGCCATGATAGGCTCCTTAATTTGTCACTACCGTGACTGTACCAACAAAACCCGTTGCCACCAAGTTATTTGGCGTCAACCCCGCATCAAAAAAGCTCGATCCGCCGACCGGATTCCAGCCCCACTGAATATCCCGGCTGCCGCCGCCGTTAAACCCATCCACCCCGATGCCAGATGTGACATACGTTGTGTCCCTGCGCGGGTTGCGCAAGGCCTGTGGATCATCCACCGGAAACGTGCCGAGCATCAGCTGTGGCTGATCGGGGTCCCAACACGCAGGGCAGACCAGCAGATCGTATTTGCGCTGCTTAATAATCTCGGTTTTAAGCTCTTTGAGCTTGTACTGCTGCCCGCAACGATCGCACGAAGCGATCGCCCGTTTGCCGGACGCAAACCGATTGGCCATTTAGGCCCCACCCCCGATGAACATCCGGCGCGGAACAAACCGAATAGCCGCCTTTTCACGGTCCTCACTGGAAGCCAAATCCCAAGCCTCGTCATACTGCGCTTTAAGCACTTGCAGGCGCTCCAGCCCGCCCGGAACCTTCATGGCCAAGTAATAGGCCAGTCCCGCGATCATGGCGGGGAGGAATCGGAAGGGCATGTCCATGGTGTTCACGCCTTCGCCCGCGTTCTGGATACGGCGCAAGCGCCAGTACACCAGCGTGTAGGTCTGGGAGTTGTCTGGCACGGGCCATACGGTGAACTGTGGGGTGTTCAAGCGCTCAATCCAAATCTGAATTGGGCGGGCCTGAGTCAGCTTGTTGGGGATCGTGGCATAGGTAGAAACACTGATACGCGTGATGGTCAGGTCTGCCTGTGTCGAGGCGCTTCCCGCGCCCGTGCGAATGACGTGCTCCATCAAATCCACCGTATCGGCCGGAAGGGGGTAGGTGGCGACGCCCGGGATCAGCACTTGCGTGCCTTGCTCGAACGTCCACATGTTGATGCCCCGGTTGGCCCAGTCAGCAAACAAGAGATTCAGCGACCGGCGCGCAGTGCGCAGGTCATAGCCCGTCCGCATCTCGCCGCCAACGCGCTCAAACGCCTCTTCAACGATCTCCGTTAAATCGACATTGAAGTTTGCGACGCCTGATGTGGTCATGGGTTACTTCATTTTCTTGAGAGTCTGCGCCAAACGCGCGCGTTGCCCCAGTTTACCCGGAGCGGCTGCAGCTTTGGCCAGCTTTTTGGCCGGGATCGGTTGGCCTTCTTTTGCGCCAAGTGCGGAGCGCAGGGCCCCGGGCTTCTTGATTGCGCCAGAAATCCACTTATCCGTCGAGCCGCCTTCAGCGTACTGCGTGAAGTCGGTGTTATCCCGGCGGGCTTTAGTCACGCCTTTGGGCATCTTGGAGGGGGCGATGTCCCCCATTCCGCGACTGGCTCTCATATCAGCAGGCCTTGCCGCCCTTGGACATGGCAATCATCTTGCCCTTGGTTTTACCCTTGACAGCGCAGCCATCAATAGCGCCACCTTTGGCCATCTTGGTCATGCCACCAGCTTTGAGGCCGGCGTGGGCTTTGGAAGCGGGTTTGGATGCGTGTTTGGCCAGCGCATCTTTGCCCTCGCCAGCGCCTTTTTTCTTGGCCATCATTGCCATGAAGCCGGGGTTCATTTTGGAAGCCATAGTGTTACCACCTTCTTTGAATTTGCGGCCCTTGTCCGCAGTTGAAAAATCTTTGCCCACGGATTGTGGAACGCCTACTTTCTTCGCAAAGGCCGGGCTATGCGCCACAGCGTTCATGAAGTTGTGTTGTTTCTTACTCGTCGATGGCATCGGGTTTCTTTCGGCCAGTCCAGCTGCGGACAGTGGCGGTCTCCCAGATTCGGATGCTGGTCCAGACGATCGTGAATACTGCTGCGATTGAAGGGAGCATATCGGTTAAGGTGCCAAGCACTGTGACCACTGACAGCGCGTCAACGATGTGTTTTGACGATTCTGAAAGTTCGTGTTTCATATTAGCATTTCCATCGCGCAAGAGAAGCAGCCTTACGTGTAGGCTGGCCCTTCTCGTCTTTCATTGGGCCGGGCATACCAGACATCCGAGCGCAGAAAGAATCCTTACGGGCACCCCCTTGCGGCTGTGGAGCCTTGAGGTTACTACCAGTGGCGGCGTTGTACTTTGCACGCCCTTTTGCAGTCAGGCCAGCACCCTTGGAGACCGGCAGCTTTTCGCCACGGCCAACCGCAAGGGACGGACCTTTCTTCTTGGGGGCGGGTGGGTTTTGCATATTAGTTACACCAGTTGTTGTAGGGGATTAGTTAAATCCCACACGCAAGTAGCTTCGTTGAGTGTACATGCTACTGCGGGTTTAGGGGGGATAAAAGCATCACGTTCAGGGTCATAGGTATAACCAATACCCGCAAAGTTTTTACGAAGTGGGCGACCCTCTGGATGCACACCCCCATGCGTGTTGTAACTCGTTTGAATCCATCCAGTGCCAAACAGGCCAGAATCAATTACGTCCTG